AGAATTCACCGAGAAACCTCGGCAATTCACTTCCTGGCTGCGCTGCGAAGCGCAGTTTGGAAGCTGATAACGGAGTATCACCTGCTAAAGCCTTATCAAGGGCTTTTGCAAGACGTGGAAGCGACTTTTCCAAAAAGCCGTCCCCTTCCGATGACAGCCTGCTGCTGATCTTTCCCAAGGTCAGCTGCAAGCTCCTGTAGTTGAACACAGCTCCATGATGTCGCGAGACATCGTGAAGAAATGCAACGATGAGTCTATACTTATCGAGGCTCCGGTGTTGCGCCATAAGGTTGCAATCCTCGAGCATGCATACACTCCACGACTCACTATCGAGTCCAAAACAACAGTACTGTCATCTCATGACTAACACAAGACAACAGCCGATACCGTTGGGATCGATCAAGATACGCATAAAAGCTACTAAGAGAGTAGCGTGCTACGTCATGATCCCCCTCGGTGATACCGGTCAACCTACAACTACATTCGAACTTGCGTCCGAATGTGATGTAGTCTTACGCAAGGTTTATCTAGATCCTCTGGACTTGCGTCCAAAGAATACACAGCATCCCAGGGACATTACGTACCCGGAACCTGTGACGATGGTAACCTTTGCATAAGGGCTAATCTGGTTGACACTTAGAACACCTGGAACCGTGGCCGCCCCACCAAGGGGCGGCTTCGGGTTCCAAGTCACGAACGGATGGACAAGTAGCTATCACGCTACTGTCACTCACACTAATAACCCATTACAGGCGTTAATGTGACAGAAATGCACCAGTCCTACACACCTACCCGACTCTTCTGTTCGGGTTCGGATGCTTCAGGCTGATGCACTAACAATCCACTACAGGCCCCAAGGAGCGACACTTGTTACAGTGTTTGTCCCCGCAGGACCCATAGTACCGTGATCCAGTTCTAGTTTTAGACCATGCATCTGGCACCCTGTCGCCAAGTAGGCTAAACAGATTATTGCCAGACACAAGGAACGCGTCTTTCTCATGGGTGGTCTCAGAGACTCCCACCGAGAAGACATTTGGCGCCATTACCAGACCCGTCGAATAAAACCGTCGTACCAGCACCGGTTGTGCTGATAAACGACTGAAGTTCGGCGAGTACGTTGGTAACCTCGGTCATATTGACGAGAGCACCCACCGGGATGCTCACGACAGTGTACGCCGAGATCGGGACAGGAGTAGTGTTGTCGACGCCGGAAACGACAGTTTTGTCTATCCGGACATTTGATCGACGAACCCTCTTTATCCCAACGCCCACCTCTTGGTGATTAACCGAGAGGAGGTGCGGGAACGCCGGATTTTCAGGGATGGCCTTGAAAACACGGTGCCTAGCGTCAGACTCCTGGTGGTCGAATTCAACTTCGGCCCCAGCAGCGTTCTTTAACTCATTCGTGTTAAGTGTATTACTTAGCATGCATTTATCTTTTCTTACGTGAAGCAATCGCACGTAAACGATCGCGGATGATTCTCCGCAGTTTGTTAACTCGACGATGGTTACTTCGTTTGGAAACTACCAAACTAGTACCTAGGAGATACTCCATGGAGGAGATCCCGCTTGTCGTCAACAAGCTTGCATCCGGAACGACACTTTGACGGTGATAAGCCGTTTCAGTGACGCTCGGAAGGAGGATACTTTGTACTGGAACGCCGGACTGCGTTACGGTCACCTTACAGGTGATCTCACGTTTCCGTTTGAACGAGTACATGTACCGCAGTACACGGATCTTGGGGTCCATGTTCCCTATTCTCTTGTCGCTGAGCCAACGGTTTACACCGACGACCCAGTCAACAACGAATGACCAAGGAATAGCATTCCAGATAATCACAGGGTTCAGATCGATCCCTATGACGTCTAGAAGTGCTAAAGAGGAAGCAAACTCCCTCTGGAGATCGGAAAACTCGTAAGTTAACCGAACTTGGGCATGGAACTCCGTCAAAGAATACCGAACGCGTCGATTTGAGGAATAATGAAGGTCCGGCGGCCACCAGAAACGGTTGCTTAATGGCAATCGGATCAGTGGCGGCGTACCTCCACCCTCTTCGAACACATCCGGGAATTCCGGCCAGCAATGTTTCCAATGTCTGGTGACGGTCTTTCCCTCGTCTTGGAGAAGCACAGCTAAGCGCTTCTTGTAAGAACGCATCGCAAGATAAACCTTGACGATGTCAGAAAAGAGCGGAATAAGGTTAAACTTCTCTTGAAGAAAACCGTCCGCCCCCGCTCCCATGAGAGACTGTAACGTGTCCAGCTTGTGGCGCTTCCAATTGTTTCCAATTCGAAGCCCCGAAACGGCTGAAGCTAAACGCTCAGTTGTATCCTTGAACGTAACAAAATCCTTCAACTCTATGATAGAGTTAATGATGGATAAGTCACTCCGCATGAGCGGTAGCATCGACCTTACTGATCGATGTATGAGCTCACTCAGACCTTCGGGGACAGTGAGAATATTCTCCTCACCGTCCGACGTCGGTTCATGAAACACCGGAAGACCTTGGTTAAGGTGTCCCGGACTCCCGTACTCGCTGCCGTAGAGGCTGCAAGGATTCGAGATGGGGTAGAATGCAACCAGCAGGGGTACAGGTCCGTCGTACTCCCGGTAATACCAATCACCGGAAGGCGGCCAGACCGTGTATATCCACCCTGAAAGGTTCATCCAAATATCCCACCTGAAACACACGAAAGAAGAGTCGACTGACGAAACGAAAATCTTATGACTTTCATAATCATTCCAGTCTCTCTTCCGCGTACGCCGCGGCTTACGCCGCCACTCTTCCATAAGAGGAAAGGGCTCCCCATAGTACTCCACCGGTTCAACTGGACCGAGAAATGGAGACGGGAACCAATTTGACGCCTCTTGAGTAATAACCGGCCTAAGGGAAAAGGCCTGTTTGGTACTCAAGACTCTACGACTTTGATAGTACACGTTTTGCATACTGTGGATGTTAAACAATTCGTTCAACTTGAGGTTGCGCACCAACAGGGTGCG